GTGCTGTGGCTAGTGGGCGCTGGGGATGACCCCCGGGCCCGGGCCCAGTGGCGCGGCTGGGCAGAGCGAAACCAGCCCGGCAGTCTGCGTTGGGGGTCTAGCGGGCCCTTGACGGCTCCTCTGGGGGAGGCACTGAAAGTCGGGTGAGGCAGGATGGGCCAGTTGTCGGGTATGGCGCTCGCCAAGGGCGTGTGCGAACTGATGGAGGTCAAGCCCCGTCTGATAGTCTTGGTGACCTGTCCCTACTGCGGGGCCCCTGGGCGAATGGAGATGGAGCCAGCCGCCCGGACGTTCTGGTGTGGGAACTGCAACAAGTCCGGGCGTCTGGAAGAGCTACATACGGTGGCTGAGGGTGTGTTCCTACACCGGCACCGAGCAACCAAGCGGTTGATGGAAGAGAGGCCCGCGCGTCGGTAGTGTAATGGTAGCACCCTGAGGCAGACCGGCTCCGGGCTTGCCTGAAGCGGGCGTCGGAGGCGTTAGGCGCGGACGAAGTGGTCGCCATGCGGCTGGACGACTTCGATCGGGCGGTGTCGGACCTGGCCAAGGCGCAGATGTCGTACAACGTGCAGAATTCGGCCCTAGGCATGATGTTGGTGTTGGACGTGTTCGAGCGGCACCAGACCGACCTGGCCGAGGGTTGGGGCGTTTCGGAGTCCAACAAGCGGAGGTCCCGGGTTCCTTTGGCGTCCGTGTTCGGCGGCGATACGGTGCCCGTGGACGTAGCCCGCACCCTGAAGCGGGCAGTGGATAAGATGGTGGCCCGCAAAGAGGTGGAGCCAGAAGAGGCGTGGCGTTGCCTCGAACAGTGGGCGACTAAGTACTTGGAGGGTGAGTAACCGTGCCCCGAAAAAGAAACGGCCCGCCCCCCTGGAAGACGGGTTTCACCCGTTCGAAGGCCCACCTGGAGGTGCCCGGCATGGATGCAGTGAGGGCCCCTTGGGAGCGCCAGAAGGGCGAAACCCGCGTGGCGTTCGAGGCGTTCATCGCGTATCGGGACAGTATGGAGCGTACGCTGGCCAAGACGGGGGCTGCGCTAGGCAAGTCGACCAACCTGATGAAGCGGTGGTCCTACCGATGGAATTGGGTGGACCGGTGCATGGCCTGGGATATCGAGGTGGATCGGATCAGGCGCGAGTCCATGTTGAAGGAAATCGAAGCCATGAACCAGCGACACATCACCGAGGCCATGGCCCTACAGCAGAAGGCTATTGAGCGGCTGCGCGGGGTGGACCCCGCCGACCTGAACCCTAACCAGGTGCTGGCCTACCTAACTGAGGCAGCCAAGATGGAGCGGGTGGCTAGGGGTATTCCGGACAGGGTTCAGCAGGAGGTTTCCGGCCCTGATGGTGGGCCGGTCGAGGTCAGTGCACAGTCTGGCCTGGACTTGTCGCGCCTGACGGAGGAGGAGCTGAGGGCGCTTGCTTCTATACGACGGCGTCTTGCAGGGTCTGCTGAGTGACCCGGGCATAGACGACAAGATAGGGGCTGAACTCGCCCGGCGCAGGCTGGCCGACTTTATGCAGTACACCTCGGGCGGGGTGTGGCGGCCAGGCAGGCACCACCTCGCGTTGTGTGAGAAGCTTGAGGCCGTAGAACGCGGCGACATTCGGCGGCTTATGGTGTTCATGCCACCCCAGCACGGCAAGAGTGAGATAGTGTCTCGCGGGTTCCCCGCCTGGTTCCTGGGCCGCAACCCGAACCGGAAGGTCATCATCAGCTCCTACGCAGCCGACTTGGCGTACGACTTCAGCCGGGCGTCACGCAACACCCTGCGGGAGTACGGCCCCCCGCTGTGGGGCATACGGGTGGCGACCGACAGCTCGGCAGTAGATCATTGGTCTGTCCGGGGGCACCGGGGCGGGTGTGTGGCCGCCGGCGTCGGGGGCCCCATCACTGGTCGGGGTGCCAACGTGGCAGTGATCGACGACCCTTTCAAGAACCACGAGGAGGCGTCGTCCCAAACCATCCGCGATGCGGTCTGGAACTGGTATCGCAGCACCCTCCGGACCAGACTGTCGCCCCATGGGGCTATAGTGCTGGTCACGACCCGCTGGCACGAGGACGACCTAGCTGGGCGGTTGCTCAAGGAGATGAAGGCCGGGGGCCAACAGTGGACTGTGCTGGAGCTGCAGGCCGTGGCGGGCGAGAACGACGCCTTAGGGCGCAAACCCGGCGAGGCCCTGTGGCCCGAGTATGGGTACAACGAAGCGTGGGCAGCCGAAACCAAAGTAGATGTAGGCACCTACTTTTGGAATGCGTTATACCAGCAACACCCGTCCTCACCGGAAGGCGAGATGTTGAAGCGCGGTTGGTGGAAGTTCTACAAGGCCATTCCTGCCGACCTGCAGGAAGTCATTCAGTCGTGGGACATGACATTCAAGGATTCCGACGGCTCCGACTACGTAACGGGCGGTGTGTGGGGGCGCAAGGGCGCTGATAAGTATCTACTTGATCAGGTGCGCGGGCGCATGGATTTCCCAACGACATTGGCAGCTGTGAAGGCGCTTACGGCCAAGTGGCCCGAGGCCCGGGCGAAGTTGGTGGAGGATAAAGCCAACGGCCCTGCGGTGATTGCGACGCTGAAGCGCGAAATACCGGGGCTGATTCCAGTTGAGCCGCGGGGCTCCAAGATGGCGCGTGTGGCCGCGGTGAGCCCTGAGATTGAAGCGGGCAACGTTTACCTGCCCGACCCGAGTATAGCGCCGTGGGTGAATGACTTCATCGAGGAGTGTTCCGCATTTCCCAACGGCAAGCATGACGACCAGGTGGACCAAATGAGCCAAGCGTTACTGAGATTCAGCCAGCGGCGCAGTATGCCGCCCATACGCAAACCGCAAGGTTGGTGAGATTGTGCAAACGGATCTGAGCTTCATCGAGCAGGGCAAAAAGTGGCCGCCGGAGGGAGAATCCGAGCGGCTTACTCTTTACACCCAGAACAGGCAGCTCTTCGAGGGCAAGCATGAACTCGTTTACAAGGACGCATGGACGCGGCTCCTGAGAGCCGAGAGCCAGACCGTGATCCAGACCGTGCTCAACTGGAACAAGCGCCTCTCGACGCTGTGGGCTGACCTGCTCTTTGGCGAGCCGCCGATGTTCATTGCCGGCGAGCGCGGGAGCGTGGAACAGCTTGCATGTGACCGGATAGTCAACGATAACGACCTGCACAACACCGGCTATGAGGTTGTGCTGGATATCTCCGCATTGGGCACAGGCGTGATGAAGGTTCGCTATGAGAACCGCGGCATTATCGAAGCCCAGCCGCCTGAACTGTGGTTCCCCGTGGTTGACCCCGACAACATCCGTAACGTGACGGCGCATGTGATCGCATGGACGACCGTGCCGGCCAACAGCGCAAAGCCGGGGCAATTGGTGGCCGAGGTGCATGAGAAGGGCAAGATCACCCGGCATGTGCATGAGTTCAGCAACGGGCGAATCGGGCGCGTCGTGCAGGAGCCGGTGGAGCAGCTCACAGGCGTTGACGACTTCCTAGTTGTGCCGTGTTATAACCTGCGCACGTCCAACCGGCTGACAGGCATGGACGATTACGACGACCTGGGCAGCATCATCTCCGAGCTTGAGGTTAGGGTTGGGCAGATCGCACGGATACTGGACAAGCACTCTGACCCCAACATGTACGGCCCCGCGGGCGCGCTTGAGGAGAACCCCACAACCGGCGAGATAACCTTCCAGGGCGGGGGCAAGTTCTTCCCCCTGGGCGAGGGCGACACGGCTCCCGGTTACATGATTTGGGATGGACAGCTCAACGCCGCATTCAAGCAGATCGAGCTGCTGATGGAACAGCTCTACACTCTCAGCGAAACCAGTACAGCCGCCTTCGGCAACCTCAAGGCAGGCATGGCTGAATCGGGCTCCGCGTTGAAGCGGCTCATGATGGCTCCACTGGCCAAGACGAACAGGATACGCATGCGCTTGGACCCCGCGCTTCGCAAGACCATCCAGCTCTGCGCGGCACTGGAGAAGGCGCAGGGCATGAAGGGCGCTGTGGAGCTGCCTAGCATCACCATTCAGTGGCAGGACGGCCTGCCGACTGACGAGATGGAACTGACCAACACCATGACGGCGCGCAAGCAGGCAGGGCTTATTTCCACCGAGAGCGCGATTCTGCGCATGGACGGCCTGGAGGACGAGCAGATGGAGACTGAGCTGAACCGGATTGCCGCCGAGCAGATGCAGGCGGCTGCACCCACCCCTGGCATGACGAACGTGGGCGGGCTATTCGCAGGGCTGGATTTGGGACTTGAGTCCGAGCAGGGCTAATATACCGGCACAGTCGGGAGGAGGCATGAAGGTGAGCAAGATGGGCGACCTGCACATCGAGCTAACGGCG